AGACATCTGGATCATTCAATAATTCCATTAATTCTTTAGTTGAACCATTGAATATGTATTGATTGTTTTGTGTCATTTGCTGGGGAGTTTTAGGTGATATTTCTTTACTATTAACTTCTTTTTTAGTCTTTGAAGTTTCTGATACTGATTTGGCAATATCTGCCAAATTTTTAATCAATCCTGAATACACCTCAATTGATCTTGGATTACCACCCTCCACAGCGACAATACCAGCAATTTCCAGTACTTCCTGTGAATCTGATATTAATTTCTTGAGTGTGTTTCGTGTATAATCTATATCCTCATCGAACACATCAGCACTAATAATATTCGCGTTCTTTTCACTAACCGTAATATCTTTTGCATCCAATTCTGCAAACTTATCCATAATAGGTGTTAAAGTATTTGTTGACATATTAATATTTATAAAATTTATTATTGACAGTATCTATTACTTATAGTATTGTGATACTTAATTAAGGAGATAACACTATGATTGGAATAAATGCGAAAACAAGAAACATGTCTTTGGATTGGTTGTTGGAGCAATATCCAGAATGTACTGACATGAAAGAAGTTGATAAAATGAAATTATTGGCTTGGATTAGGTCATACAAGGATTCTACTGGTAAAAATATTACCAGTACCATCATAGCGGAACAAATTGAAAAGATGGCAGCATGATTGAGTTATTATATTTATATTTTAGTGTTGGTATTGCCGCATTTTTATATTATTTCATGATAAAAGAGTGGGGAAATAATTTATCCCCACTTAGTAATTTGTTATTTATGCTATTGTTTATGATATATTGGCCAGTATTAGTACCTTTAATTAAAGCGCAAAATGTTGAACTTTAATTGGACCATATCCATATGCACCTAATTTAGCATATTTTTCATCTTTGCGGTCATACTTATCATGACCTTGAGTTTCTTGTTCACCTGTTACAATATTTGTTAAAGTGGCAGTGATATAACCATTGCCCTGTTCAACATAATATTCATACAAAACACCTTCTTCAGGTTTCATATCAAATTCTAGTTTATAATCACTAGAAGAATCCTCTTTCAAACCACAAAGTAGTCTAAACATGCCTTTTCCAGCATCAAATTTGTAATATGGTTTGGTCGACAATCCATGGACTTGTGCAAAGAAACATGATTCATCTGATTGCAATTTATGAAACATTACCTCATTATGAAGAACAATCAGTTCATCGTACTGCCAATTCTTTTTCGTTTTGGCATCTTTATAGAATCGCAACTCACATCTTGATCTATTGGAATTTGGTGTTGTTCCCAATACTTCTTTTGGTACAGAAAATGTTAGTGTACCATCCTCAACTTCTAGCCATTTTTTTGGATTATTTACAAAATCAGGATAAAATACCTCCTTGGCATCAGGATATGTGATTTTCGCGTTTTCAATGTAGTTGAATTGCCGTGATTGTTGTGTATCACCAGATGGCATTGTATCACCTTCAATCGGTTCATGATCTGATTGAACAGGAACATTATCCAACATTCCATATAGTTTTGAAATTAATTTTGATTGTTCAATAATTACAAGTTCTTTTTTGTCTAACATTACTATGTTTACTCCTTTTTTTATCGTCCATATATTTATTGAAACCTAGACTGATGAAATATGTTTCATCCCGCTTTACGCCACTTTGGCCCATCGGGCGTGTCTTCAATTTCAATCCCTTGCGCTTTCAGCTGATCGCGGATTTCATCGGCGCGGGCGAAGTTTTTCTCGGCCTTGGCCTGTGTGCGCTCTGCCAGCAAAGCTTCAATCTGCCCCGCATCATCGCTTTGGCCATAACCAAGCCATTCATTCGCATCCTGCTGTAAAAGTCCCAGCAAGTTTCCAGCCGCTTTTAATCCGGCAATGTCATCCGCTTTCGCAAGGGCATTCAATTCTGCTATAACCTGCGGTGTATTCAAGTCATCACATAGCGCATCCAGAATGCCTCGCGGCACATCACCTGATTCTACATCGCCGCTATCCTTAATTTTCGTATACAGCTTATCCAATAATTTTTTATTTTGTTGTAAGGCAGTTTCGCTCCAATCCAGAGGCTGCCGGTAATGCGCAGACAAAAGCGTCAAACGCAGAGCCTCGCCCGCATATTGCTCAATCAAATCATGCGCCAGCAGAAAATTGCCAAGAGATTTGGACATTTTCTCGCCCTCCACGGTCAAAAAGCCGTTATGCAGCCAGTATTTGGCGAAGCTTGCCGGATTATCTTCGGTTCCATGAGCGCAGCAACTTTGTGCGATTTCATTTTCATGGTGGGGAAATTTCAAATCCGCCCCGCCGCCATGAATATCGAAGGGCAGGCCGAGATGCTTTTCCGCCATGGCCGAACATTCAATATGCCAACCCGGACGGCCATACCCGAATGGCGACTCCCACCCCGGCTCATCGCCCGTTGATGGTTTCCACAGCACAAAATCCGCTGGATCTTTTTTATAGGGAGCAACTTCCACACGGGCGCCGGCCACCTGTTCATCACGGCTACGGCCAGATAATGCGCCGTAAGATGGATTGGAGGGCACATGAAACAAAACATGCCCTTCAGCCTCATATGCGTGACCACGTTCGATCAAAGCTTTCATCAAGGCAATCATCTCATCTATATGATCGGTGGCCAACGGCTGAACATCCGGCGGAAGAACACCCAGCGCCGCCATATCATCATTATAGATTTTAGCGTATCTCTCAGTAATTTCTGAAATAGACACTCCATTATCACGTGCAGCCGTAATAATCTTGTCCTCAATATCAGTGATGTTGGAGACATACGTAACTTTGGGATACAGCGTACGAAGCACCCGTGCCCAAACATCAAACACCACGGACATGCGCGCATTGCCTATATGCGCATAATTATAGACCGTCGGCCCGCAGGCGTACATTTTGACATGTTCTGGATCAATCGGTTCAAAAATTTCTTTTTGGCGTGTCAGTGAATTATAGAGTTTTAGCTGTGTCATACCTATCGTCCTAGCCGAAAAAGCTTGAGAAGAAAACTATTTTAAGCCATAAACGGGGCCTGATGAGTATTGAAATTAATTTTTATTATCTTCTTTTTTACAAGCTTCTAGATATTTATAGAAACCAAGCCCGGCAAGAGATGCCGGAACCCCTAGTAATGCAGTAATTACTGGTGCGGTTACTGGTTGAGATACAAACATTCCTAAAACAACCAAAACAAACACTTGCTGAAACCAAACCGCAGAAAAGAATAGTGAAAAATAACTGATCAATCTTCTATTATACAGTTGGTCGTCTGGATCACGGGACGGTATCAAACTCCAAGGGGATTTTTTCTTTGCCATATAAGTATTTATTAAAATGTCCACTTGAATGCGCGGTGGGCACTTCCTCCCGTACCTGCACCATAGAAATAGTCACTGAAATCTGTAGGTGACATTGCAGGCGTAAGAGTATTGCCTTCCATATCTTTAAATACAACATTTGCAATGTCTGGTATATAGGTGGTAGAGTTTAAAAAATATAATTGGACGGTTTGTAGTTCTGTTGTGGCATCAAATTCAACAAATATTTCCATTGTATTTCCGTTTGTATTCCAGTGGCTTGTAGCACCTGGATTAGTCGCATCACAATTCCATCCTGTGTTGTTCCAACCACCATCATTTGTCCCGCCAGTTGTATTCATATTCGTTCCATATTCACCTGCATTGGTATCTGTGAAATCATATATGCCACCACCACTAGAATCTGATAATGCAGTTAAGCTTGGTAATATATCGCTATTTGTATCATCTCCACAAATACCAACATCGGCTAAAAGAATAAATGAAGAATCAGGTGGTACTTCAATTTCAAGACCGTCAATGGATGTCCCACCACCAGCGGCAACTGTTGAATAGGTGTACGGATTGTTTGCCATTTGTGCCTGTGCAGGAACACAGAATAAACAGAATAATATTACTGCCAAGAACCGACTAAGCATATTGTTCCTCCTTTACCAGCAGTTGATGAACCGACTTGATCAATATCACATGTAAGTAATGAATTGGCCGCTATTGTAGCAGAACTGATTACAGCATCGGTAGCGGCAGTATGTGAAGATGTTTCACCAGCATCAATTGTCAATTTTGTTGATAGGAATGTAGAACCGTCATCATTACAATCAAATGTAATAGTGGAGCCAGTAGGCGCAGTTCGTACACTTGCTGTAATATCTGTAAGTGTTACTGTCTGTGGTAAATAGATTGAAAATACTCCAGTTGATGCCGCCAAATCAGTTGTATTAAAATCTGATACTGCAAAACACCAAGGTGGTGATGCAGGAATATCATCTTCGGTTGCAATTTCTTTCCATCCTGTACCATTATAAAATTCATATTGGTCTTTATCTGTATTGAAAATGATTGCATTATCAGCATTTGAAATAGATGGTCTTGATGCCGTGGAATATCCTTCTAGGACCAATGCCATATCATGTACAGAAAATGTATCCGCTTCTGGTGAATTACAAGTAGAAGGTGAAGAGGCTGTACAGAATACCATTGATCCTTCATGTGCCGCATTTGCTCCTGAACCAAAACCAAATGCATAGTCGGCAGTACCGGCAGACCTATGTCCAAATGCACCATTGTACTGTGCATCTGCCACATCTGTTTCTTCACCAATTGAAACACTTTTCCAACAATTGGCAGCGGCGACTTGTTGTCCTAGAATGAAACAACCAGTGGCTGTGCCATTTGCTACAATATCATATCCACCACAAAATGAATTATTCGCTGTACAAGTGTTATTTCCACCAATGCTAATTGTACCATCATCGTTGGACGCGGAGCCACATGTCCCACCCTCTACATCCATGCATATAGAAGTGGCATCGGGGGCAGTCATTGTACCATTTGGATCAAGTTCAATTGATGTGCCATCATAAACAATTTCACCTGCAATATATGATGCCATTCCAGCGGCATCTTCTACTCCATATGTTCCAGCAGATTCACGATATATAAAAGTTGCTGTATCGGAAGGGGCAGAATTACTTAAACTTGACCATTCCAATGTTTGTGCCTGTGTTGATGTTATGGTAAAAAGTATAATTAATACACTAATCCATAATGATTGCGTTGCTGTCTGCATAGATTGTTTCTCCATCTCCTGTTAATGTTGGTACATATGGAAGTGTAAATTTACCACTTCTCAATGGCATGTTTTGATCACTATTATCAATAACCAAATTTGATTTCGTAACATTATACAGTGATTGATACCCATAATATAATGTTTCAATGTCACCTGTTGGCGTACTATTTAGAGTTATTGTTATTGTGCTTTCATCTGTATTGACTGCACTTGCAAAAGAAATTTCCGTGTCTGTGTAATCGCCGTTTGATCCATGGAAGAATTTGAATCCTTCAATACCAGATGCAGGTGTATAATCTGTGCCACCATCATGTGATATTGTTATAGTGATTGTCGCGCCTGATCTGGTAACGGATATTATAGAAGGACCATCAACACCACCTGATACAGTCTCTCCTAACACATCAAGAACTTTTCTTGATACTCTTTCTTTTGCCAATACATAATATCCATTATCATCATCTAAATGAACTGAATCGTCCAATGGCAGATCAAATTTTTCTGGTGTTAAATGGACATATGAATTTTCTGATTCCATTTCCTGTTGAATTTCTCTAATGATCTGATATCCGGCAACGTCACCATCTCCTCTTGCACCAATAGGAACAATAAAGATGGGAACATTTCCTACAACTGATCTCATATTAGAAAATAAAGTTTGAAGTGCTGTTTTATATTCACTTCGTGTTGTCGAACCTGATGTTAGTGCCCCTGCATCTTGCGTCCCTTGGTCCCAAATAATTCCATCAACTGTTCCGACTTTTTTAGCATGATTGGCAATATTAACCCATCTGGTATATGCCTCTGGTGTTGTCCCAACCCAATAACCAGTGGAACCATTATTTTCTTCTAATAATGCAGAACCACCAGTCGCTCCATGGAATAAAAAGTTAAATGAATCTGGTCTAATGGAATCTACCGTTTCAAGATATCCGACTTCACCACCATTATCACTATCAACTTGTGACCGTCTATAATTATCTACAAGAGATTGTCCGGCAGAAATTTGCCCGTATGAATTGGATTTTCTTAGATATGTGCCTGTGTTTGCAATACTCAATTGTTCGGGTGAAACAAACAATTTCTTAAAATGGCCATTCATTTCTTGTGAGCCATTATATCTGCAACCAATATCCAGTCTTGTTAATCCAGTCGGTAAAGAAACGGCAGGAGTAGAATCTTGATCCTCTGTTTTATAATATCCACCATGTCCAATCGTTGTGAATGTACCAGAAGACCATGTAATACCAGAAAAGAAAGATTTGTTTAATGCATATGGTTTTGTTAATGTCACAGAAGCTTGTCCAGTACCTCCTGCGGAAATGTATGGTCTTACATAACCATCAGAATCTAGATAAACACCAATTCTATTATTTGTTGAATTATCCGAATAAGCGGCAATTATTCGCGTTTCATCGCCAAAAACAAAATGATCTGTTTCTATTAATAATGTTCCAGATGATTCAGAATAACCCTCAATAGAAGAAAGACTGGTTGAAAATATTCTGTCTTTGTCTCTGGTTGATTGTGTAGGAATGAAACTTGTAGGAAATGATCCTTCTTCTATTTGCACTCCCAACAGGATTACGGTTTCTCCTACTGTAGTGCTTTCTGGACCTATTCCTATTGAACCATTACCTGAAAAATCTGGGGTATAAATGTATTGAATAAGATATGTTGAACCATCAGGAAGCAATGTTTTTGTAACAGGTCCAATTGTGCCAGCATTTTCGGCAGATTTCGTCAACTCACTGTCCAATGCACCATACAAAAATGTTTCATGACCTGAACCGGTTTCATCTCTATGAGTTATTCTAATATTTCCAGATGTTCCAGCCCTTACATATAATGTAATAGCATACTCCGTGCTTGCGGTATATGTTATAAAAGGCGCATATACCCTATGCCATGTTGCACCATTTGAGGAATACGACATTCCATCAAAATATCCTAGTGCATTCAATGATAAGTCTGTTTCTGTACCACCACCTAATGCACTCCATCCGGACGCTTGAACTTTTGGATTTGAAACTAAATTGGATCGCGTTTCTTCACGAAGAATACCTAGTGAATTTCCGTCATAATCATGATTAAATCTTGGTTGATTATTTACTGAATCATTTATATTACCAGAACTATCAATGTATGTTCCATTACCAGAATTGCCTGAATAGCTTAGACCTTCAGGCAATTCTAATGATGTCGTGATATCATAGACTGTTCCTGAAATACTGGATAAAACAGGATTAAATATTCCTACTCCTATACCTGATCCTATAAACATAAATCCTATGCAGGTGCGATTGTTATTGTGGACGTAGCAAAATCAACATCAAAGGTATTACCATCAGTGATTGTGGTTGTTGAACCAACATCAATAGTTCCTATCAATTCATCGCTTGCGGCAGAATCATTATACACAACAATATGTTGAAAGGGTCCAACATCTCCACCAGAGGCTGTTAAAGTTTTATCTGTTAGTGCAAGTGTATATGTTCCTGAAGTCTGGGAAGAGGATGAAATTGCGACCGTATCGGATGATAAGTTTGTTAAAGATACTGTTGTTAAATCTGCCAGTACTGAATCTGCGGAAGAGTCTGGTGCATTTGCATCAGTTGTTAATGCTATTTTCAATGTATCAGAACTGAAATCGTGTTTTCCTTCCATTGCCGCTTCAATAAAGCTGTCAAAGGGTGTAAATGTTGCCATAAAGTTTTTCTCCGGTTGTAAATTGTATTATTATTTATGTTTTTTATTAACCTGGTGCCAGTGCAATGGTAAATGTTACCCATGCTGTGGTGGATGATAAGTTCCAATCAGCGGTGCCGGTGGAACCAGCGGAATTTTGTTCTTCATATCCTACCCATAAATCATGGCCAGAAACATCAACATATTGTTGTTCCGTTACTCCTGAAGGAGCAAGGGTCAATGTTTTTGATTGGTCCCATGTTGCAATTCTAAGAACAAGTGTATTATCTACTGTAGTAGTGACGCTTGATGCGACTGCCGGATTGGCTGAACTATTGCTATTTGTTGTTTTCACATCAATAGGTGTACCATCTGTACCAGAAATTCTAAGCATCACGGCATTTGATAAATTCAAATTAGAAACGGATAAATCATAACTAGATGGCTCTGATGATGCTGTTCTACTAAAGACAATCATTCCTATTGTCGTATCTTGTATATATGATTGGAATACTGACCAGCCAGATGGTGTAGAAAATGGATTGCTGGCAGGTGCATTGTCTTGAGACACTACTAACAATAACAAATCACCATCTTGTGTTCCGGGAGGAACATCAATAGCATTTGCACCGCTAAAATTACTATCGGTATCAGATGCAAAGGTAGATGATTCGATTGCAGGAACCAATGCTTCACCGTCTACCGCAACATCATTTAATGTGTAATCGAATTGCATAGGATCAACTGATACAGAAGTGGAATTTTCTGATATGAATATAGGATTATCCCATGTGCCCGCATGATGGCGAATCGTTGTCCGTGTTGTGCCGGGGTATATTTTAGGTGGCCCTATCTCGGTTGGGGTATCTAGTTCCTGATAATAATTACCCTGTTTCCAGTAATAGGTTCCATTTGAACCATCACGACTGAATGGGACATCATCGTTGGATGACCAATCTGGTGTTGTACCATCCACATTGGCACCTAAGAATACCTGTAGTTCATCAACATATCGTCTGATTCTAATGTAATTTATATCACCTCTTGAAATTGTATTATCCAATACAATGGTAGTATCACTATCTCCTTCGGTGGCTTTGTATAGAATACGGAGAAGGCCATCTGAATTACTAGGACCAGCACCACTATAGACAATCTTAAATTCTGGTGCATCTGCATCATGGGTTTGGAATACAACTGTTTTATCACCATCCGGTACATCCACATCGGACCAGACAAGCTTCATTTCAGTTTCATCATCCCATGCAAAATTTGTTAAATGGCGCAATTCTGTTCGGGCATAATTTGTACTTTCACTCGTTCTTGCACCACCGGCAGGACAAATGAAATCAAATATTCCACCACCGCGATCAAACCATTCATCTTCATATGTTAGAATTTCTGGTGGGAGAATTTCATTGGAATTTGAAACAACATTACCTAAATTGCCGCCATCGTCCACTGGGCGAGTTATTTTCCAGCCATCCAGAACATATGGTTCATCGCTTGATAATTCGGCAGTTACATCATTTAAAGTATAATTGAATACCGTACTGGTTAAAACAATCTGATTTACTTGGGCATCAACATCATTTAATGTGTAATCGAATTGCATAGGATCAACTGATACAGATGCCAAATAAACATTTCCCGCATTGAATGTATAATCGAATTGCATTGGAGATACGGAAACACTTACAGTTTCTTCTACCATCCAATTTTCTTCCATATAGTTTTCCAATTCTATTCTTGTAGAATCGCCTATATCATTATCAAATATTGTAAAAAATCTTCCTGCACCATTAATTTTTGAAAATACAACAGGACCTGATGTATTATTACCAAATCCAGTTGTGCCTGGGTCCCAAGTATCGTCAATAACTTGAATACCATCTACCCATGCCTTAACGGTAGAACCATTGATTGTAATAACAGCATAATGCCATTCACCATCATATATAATAGGTTCACCTGATCCTGTCGTTTGGTCAACCGAATCTGTTCCTGCATCCGATGTTAGCCTAACTCTCAATGCAGGAGTACCATTACTTGTGATTCTTATTCCTGTCCCACCAGCATCTTTAAAATAAATCAAATCGGCAAAACCAGGGGCATTACTTTTCATTACAAATGCAAGAGTTATTTCATCGGTTATTGCCTGTAGAGTCGCATCATTGGCTCCACGAACAACATCATTTGTTCCATCAAATTCCAAGCCAGGCAATCCATCAATACTGTCTCTATATGTAGGATATTCCCCTGCTATCATACTATCATAATTATATGATCTTGCCTTATCGGCAACCAAGCCAACTTCTTCACCGTCCTCTACCGATCCTGCGCCAGTGTCTTCCATTATTGAAGAATCTGCTTCAATCCATGATACCAGACCAGCTACCTCACCCAATACAAACGGTACACCAACTTCTAATGAATCTGATACTCCTTGTGACCAACCTATCATATTGGCGGCATAAACTTCAACATCCCACGAATAACCGTTTGAATCTGGTGTAATAGGAATAGTATAGTCTGTATCAGCATTGAATACCGTTGTCCAATTCGTATCATCCAATGCAGTATTTTTATATCGAACAACATATCCAAGTATTGGTTGACCACCGGTACTGGCAGGTGTTGTCCATGATACATATAAATCTGCATTTGTATTTTCAGATAGTGATAGTGATTGCGGAACGGTTGGTGGTGTTCCTAATGAAGATTGTGTCCCATCAATATTTGCTTTTTCATTTTCTGTATTATATATTTCTGTCCATTGCGTTTCTGTCAAGGCAACATCATATACTCTATATGATAGTATTGAACATTCACAAAAATCACTTGTTCCGTTATCAGTTGCACCAATGATCAAATTCTGTGAAGATTCTATTGAATTTGAACCGATTGAACCGGACACGGAATTATCATTTAAGTAATATGTTAATGTTGTTCCATCCCATATTACACCAATGAATGAAAATGAACCATCCCAATCAGCTTCAATAAGAGTAGATGTACCTCTACATATACCGTAAAGATCACCCGTTTGATTACTTTCAGACCAATTGGTAACATATAATCCTAATTGACCATTTGAACCTTTTCCTAAAATATAACCATCACTTGATGCAGTAGCCAATACATATACGGAAAAATTATCTGAAAATTCGGCAAATAGATTGCTGTCACCAAAAGTTTCTAATTCAGAATCAAGAAATGATGATGTACCGTTAAAGGTTATCATATTTTTTCTATGTTGATATTCTTGCATGTACAAGACATCAGTACAGGTTACATGATTGTATTTGTGAGAACAATCACATATATCTGTTACATGAATTTGACCCCATTCACCATTGAAGGTGGTACTATTTATGGCATAATGTTGATCTGAATAAATCCATTGTTGACAATCATCCGTATTGTAATAATAAGAATATCCGTTTTCTTCATAACCAGGTGATACGTAATTTATACCAACATTGTCAGTGACAAAATCACCAATTTCAGTCAAGCCATTATTAATAGTCGATTTTCTAAGTATTCCCCTAATACCAAGAACTGATGGCCATGTAACTATTCCATCAGAAAATCCAGTTTCTGAATCGGCAGAACCCGTTGAACCAACATACGTGGATGTTGATTGTGGATATGATGTACTGGCAGAAAAATCAACGGCAAAGAAATCTCTTTCCTGTCCCCAGCAATTGTCCAAATAAAAGTCATAAAAAACTTGTTTCGTTAATTCTTGGGCAGAATCAAGAGTAAAATACCATAAGAAACCAGCCTCTTCACTTCCATTGGATGCCTCTGGGTAAATATATTTTAAATTAACATCTCTATAAATTCTATCCAGTCCAAAATGCTGTGGATCATCGAAAAATCCTTGTTGTTGACTGGACCCTGTAAACTTGTCTATGAATATGAATCTATGTTTGCCATATGGTTGATGTAAGTCGGAATGGAGATTACCATATACTGAATCCGTTCTATATGAAAATGCATTTAAAATTCTACAATTTTGAAGAACTAAATCTGGAATATATTCTACTGAATTATTCCCACCATATAAAATTCCATCCTTACCGTATTGTTCATCAATATCAATATCAACACCTTCGGCATAAACAAGGCGTTTTTGATTGTTAAATCTTAATACTGCTCGTTCATTTGTATCATTTGGATCACCTGGTAAATTACATGTCATTTCACAAGAGGTTACAATGACCCTATCACCACCTTGAAAAACAATACCTCCACCAGTATAAGTTAATAAGTAAAGTCTGCAATCTCGACTGGCTGGTATGGATCGAATAACTCTAACAGTAGAAGGAACAAAAACCAGTCTTGTATTGGCAGAATCCAAGTCACCCAAATTATAGCTACTTGTCAATTCAGTAGTCAATGCTGTAATTTCCCGAACTGTTACGCCTGAAACACCAAAATCATAGGCACCATAACCACTAGGAACATGAATCAAATCGCCAGATTGAAGAAAACTTAGGTCCACTCCATGCGAATCATCAGGATTGGCAAAAATAAATACAATGGGAAATACCAGTGTTGGTGGCTGATATAATAATTTCTTATCATCAATTCTGATATCTTCTAAATTTGTTAAAATGTCTGATAATGCCATTAGATAAATTCATCCCATATAATAAATTCGGAGATATATCCTGACATTCCGGAATTAGGAATAGTTGTAGGTTTATTTCCTATTGAGAATTTGTTCGAAGCATCTGATACCTTAGAACCTGAACCAACAGAATCAATAGTCATGGTTGTCTGGGGATTATCATTGAATAGAATAGTAGGAGGTGTTCCAATACCAGTTTCATTGTATCTAATGACAGTCGAAAACCAATTTTGCAACCCTACAACATTGTTACTATCTTCAGTATATGTGAATCTAGAATCAACCGTTTTTTCTGAATTTAATTCCAATGTGTTTGCATCTTCATAATGAAGATAATTAAATTCACCTTTAGAATATATTGCAGATTTATTATCGACGGCAGAAGAATCAAATTTTCCATTAAAATATATTGTACCACCATAAGAAAAGAAATCCGTTAGAGTGCCATCATTTGTATCATCATGAAGTGCATTTGTTCCTGACAATGGAAAATATATTGCTGGTGTTCTGGATGGTGTGGCATCCAAGTCCAGATACAAAGATGTTGAAAATGTTCGTTGCGTTAAATCAGCGTTTTCTTTTTGATCGTACCATGTTCTAATACCAGTTTTACCTTCTGCTATTGCTTCTGCGGCAGCATAACCATCAAACCAAATATCACCGTTTGAATCTGCTGGTAACCAACCAATATCTGTATGATTTGAACCGTCCGATAATTGAATACAATTTCCCGAATAAGAAGAATACAATTTTCTGAATGACCAAATAGCCAAAGAACCATTGATTGCTTCTGTGAAAGTATCCAATGTACTTGGATAAAATACTGCACCTGGTAAAGGTAAAAGCATAAATTATACCGTATCCCCGCACAATACAAAATTGGCACTAAAACTATCAGAATTAGATACAACTATCAAAGAAGCCGCCGAATATTGACCTGCCAAACTTGTATGTGATTGTCTATTATTTAAAATTGCTGTGCCATTTGAATCATCTTCTACCACAAAGGAAACTGAACCTGCACCAAGTTGAACAATAGTTGCGGACCAACCTGCTGCCAAACTATATGGTAAATTAATCTGAATAGGTGAAGCATTGGTAAAAGTTAATATTTTACCCTTATCACTACTCGATAATGTATATGTTGTTCCTGATTGATTATTGTATGCATTTTTGTAATTGGAAATTTCAAAACCCTGCCCGTCAAGATTTCCACCTAATTGAGGTGAAACATCTTCTGCAATATTTTCCAGTGCATTTGGATTAGCGGTTGCATTATTTTCAATGTCGCCTAATTTTGTTTTTTCTCCATCCGTAAAGCCATTTGTATCACTTTCTGCCTCATAGACAGTTTTAATGACTTTACCCAATGTTGATAGTTCTACATCTGCCATGTTCTATTATTCTCCCTAAAGTATTTATATACTTTCGCTTTCAAGCCACTCTTCTGGCATGGTTTTTTCTGTACCAATCGCAGTAAATCCCATACCTTCAAGGGCAATTTTCCAGTCTATGTCGTTTTCTGGGTCATAAAATTCCACTTTGTTAGAAAGTGATGAAAAATAAAATGTGCCATCAGGACTTTCTTTTACAATGTCCCAAGTCGTAGTACCGCCTTGGTCCGCGTCATCTTCCCGTGTCGCCGCATTCTTACCAACAACCCTTTTGCCGCTAGGACTTTCAGCATCATCAATCACACTATACCCTTGCTGTTGCCACCATTGCGCGGCTAAGGCATTTATAGCATTTAAACATGCCTGTGCTTCTTGCTGTGTATCAAATTCTAATATTAAATTGCTCATGCCAATTCTCTCTTTATGTTATATCTGTCCATGTTAAATTCCATTTATCAGCCAAATAATTACCTATAAGATTTTTGTCTTCTGTAGATAGATTACCTTCATATAGCAACATTTCGCCAATCCAACCATCCATGAAATTAGACAATGAATATCTACCTCCTACGGTGAGACCGGTTAAAGAATGTGTACCTGCTTGTTTATAACCTGCATCTGAAGGTGTACCATCAACATAGTTATCGGATGATGTCGCATTATATAGTGCCCCAAAAACATGAGGGTCAGTGTCACGACCAACGCCTGAATATAGTGCGGCACCACCAAAGGAGAACCAGTCTATTTGACTAGCATCAAGTCCAAATCCACCACGATTACTTCCATCAATACCATCATAGAAATATGATGTGGTTACTATATCTGATTCACCGACAAAGAATATGGTGTAAGGTTGTGATAAAGTAGAAGAAAATGTATTTGTTAAATGGTTGCTTCCATCAAAATCTATTACATTCAATGAATTATGCGTTCTTGATGATGTTGTTGGTTGACTAGCCCCTGTAGCTTGTACAAGGTGGTGGTCGTTTCCTGATTTATCTTCCCATCTATAGACAGAACCTGCGGTATTAAATATTGTGCTTTCATCAGAAGCATCAAGCCATAACTGTAAATTTGAAATATCAGAAGGGGTGAAGGAACCTATTTCTGTTGTTGTGATGTCCCATTTTGCAGAAAGATAATCCAGAACGTCATTTAGATCACTATTTGACAGGTCGGAGTCGTATATAAGCAATTCTGCATAAGAACCATCTAAGCTAAATCCAGACCCATAGCCACCAATATACATATCTGTGAAACTCGCCAAAGTAACATCTCTATGAACAACAATATGGAAGTCTCCTACCAAAGCGGTATGGACATCATCCCTTGTATCTACTCCATCAACTAATTCGTTATTCCCGTCATAAAAAATCTCTGTTCCTGCATTAGCCATAGAATTTAAAAGCCCAGTAGAAGAACTGCCGTCTTGCTGGATTAACGTGTACGGCGTGCCAAGGCCATGAATAGTTACACTGTTTGCTGCCGAGTTGTTTTTATAAACTTCAATGATTGTCGCCGTTGTATCCGTGACAGGGTTTGACTCTAGTATGAGAAAATCGTCACTGGAGTCATCCGAGAAATCTATTACATTTTTACTATTGCGCGTTGTCGCTCCGGTAACTGGTTGGTTGGCACCTGTCGCCTGTAATAAATGATTTTCATTACCCGACTTATCTTCCCACCTGTAAACTGCGCCAGCAGTATCAAAAATTGTTGTTTCATCGGAAGCGTCTAACCAGATTGAAGGTGCTAGGACGGCAGGTGTGAAGACTATATCTGTCCATGTTAGACCCCATTTATCAGCCAGATAATTACCAACTTGGTTCATTTCGGCTACGGTTAGTGCTCTATTAAATATAAGAGTCTCAGCCATTAAAAGGTCTGCATTACTGCCAATTCGTACTTCCGATGTAGTGAAAGATGAACCTAGAGTAGTTGATCCCTCTGATGCTCCACCGTCAATATAAAAATCTGCCTGTGCGCCTCTATTTGCTAAGAATATGTGTGTGGAATCATCACCAGTGGTTGCAACATTGGTGGGTGTAGTACTATTTCCAACTTGCATAACAAATGAAGTGTTACTTTTACCAGTATAGTGCCTAATTTGTCCAGAGGAGTTGCTGGCTCTATAATTATAATGAGTTCCGCTAGTTGAATTATTATAAGATACAACAAAAGTAGTATAAGAGTTAGTATCGTCAAACACTGATGTCAGGTCATTGGCTAATAAATATTCTCCCCGTGTAGGATATGTCAGTACATTTAGACTGTTTATTACATCATCACCTGTTGACGGTTGATTTGCCCCTGTCGCTTGTGTTGCGTGGTAATCGTTTCCTGATTTATCTTCCCACCTATAAACTGAACCAGCAGTATCAAAGATGGTTGTTTCATCGGATGCATCAAGCCAGATTTGCAGACCTGCCAGGTCTGTGGGCAAAAAGGCACTGTCATTATTTGTTAATGTTACATCATTAAATGTAGAATTGAACGCCATCGAATTAACACTAATACTAGGAATTAAAGATGTAACATTTACTATGTAAGTGAACTGCATTGAATCCACAGAAACACTGGTAGGATATGCATTGGCATCATTTAGTGTATAAGTAAATGGCATTGAATCCACTATCACAGAATCGGATATTATTGGATCACCGTTTGAATCCAATAATGCTTCTCCATATATTGTAGTGTTTTGGGACCAATCGTCACCAAAAGCGGCATCAATCGGATCGACTTGATCTATAATAACCTCATGTTTAGAAGTCATTGCAGGGTCTTTATACAGGCTGGTCAATACTTTTCTGATTAAATCTTGATCACCAGACGATATTGGAGGATATAGATATGCTTTTACAACAAATGATAATGACCATATTGTTACTCTTTCAGTATCAAATGGTCCTTCATAATCATCATTCATATTAATGCCGCCTAATATAATAGGTACATCTTTTGATATTTGAAGTTCCGGTATATCATCAATTGTCAAGTTTTGCTGTGGTCTAAAATATGGAACAATCTGTTCCACAATCTGAAGCCCGTCATCAATATTTTTTAATGCAATCATGACTTCAAATTGAATATCATAAGGTACTGGATTTAATTGGCGTAAATAGTCTCCTGCATTTTCAGGATCAGGTTTTGGGCAAGATAGGTTATCCGGTATTTGTCTTGCAGGATCATATTGAAGACCTGTCATTTCAAATGCTATTCTGGGAAAGCTTGTTTTTGTTTGAACACCACCCTGTGCCGCGATATCTTTTACTCTTTTAATCCACCACTTCTGCCCAGCGGCATATTCTAATGGTACCTTTTTTCTTCTTAACTGATTGCCTTTACCACCTGGTTGGTCAAATCTTTGAATATGGATATTATTAAATAGGCTACCAAAGGCAACTGTAACCTTTCGGAGCGTGGCGAAATAAAAGGAATTTTGATTGACCCACATACTTTACTCCGTAGTTTTACCGAATGGATTTGATTCCGTCCATGATAAAGAATCATCTGCCTCATCATTAATATCTTCATTATTTCCATAGGTTGGTTCATATGTATCTGGATCAAGTGCTGTATCGACTTCAGAAACGCTTGTATCAAATTCTTCATATGATGGTGAAAACAGTGTACATTTAAAAACGTAAGTATATAATTTACCCAATTGATAAAATTGATTAACTGAACCTACTGTGCCGGGTTCATCCTCTACCCAATCAACTTCAAATAAATGTTTTGTCAACGGGAAATATACCAAGTCACCTTCTAAAGGTCTTTCCATACTTGTTTCTTCGGTGAATCTTGTTCTGGAAACTACAAATTCAATTTGGTCATCAATTTGAATACCAAATTTACTCATTAAATCGCCATTACCATTGAAGTCCGATACGTTATTGATATACATTTCTATGGTATGGGATGATTCGAACTTATCAGCAGGCACTTCATGAAAAAGTGTATCACTTGCAAACATTGTTCTTGGCATATAATAACAATCAAATCCTGTCATTTGAATCAATTCAATAATATTTGATTCTGCCAAATCTTGTTCATTTGAAGTGCCTTCACTTCTTTGAAAATAGTTATTTACTGTCATATTATCCTATTTCTGGTCCTGGTGGATATTCGTATGAATTTCTTAATTCTTCTTCCAACTCTCGGATTCTTTCCCTTGCAGAAGACATTATTTGATCACCATTCATTGTAATTCCACCCAGCAATTGAACTTGTTGGTATTTTGAAAGATTTTGGCCCCAGTTTTCTCTAATGAGTTCTGTTGTGTAATTTTGAAGCCATCTATTTTTCCATATGTTTTGAACTACTGTATTTGAATCTTGCTGTTCGCCATACAGTCTCTTGAATCCTCTTACAATAATACCACCATAAACATTATCAGTGGCTTTTAATCCACCAGAAATAATTAGCTTGTTTGATATGGGATTATAGTCGAATTGTTTATCGGTCTGAAAAAATCTGTTAATAAGAGATATATGGGCATCATACATATAATATTGTGAAATGCCACCGTAAAATGATCCTGTGCCTCTGATCATTCCGTATAATTCATTTGAATAAAAGTTTCTTTCAATCTCTGTTAATCCAAAAGAATATTGCGGTCTAAAAATATCATTT